CATTGGAGTCCACTCGTTACCCTGAAGACAACTTTGTGGCGGTCTAAATGGCATCACCACTTCAAAGTCAAAGCATTAGCGCACCAGGCTTTTATGGCCTGAACACGCAAGATTCGCCATTGGATTTGTCCTCTGGCTTTGCTTTAACTGCGGCTAATTGTGTGATTGACCAATTTGGTCGTATTGGTGCTCGTAAGGGCTACACCCATGTCAACCCTTCATCTGGTGATCTTGGGTCTAATCCTGTTGGCGTAATACATGAGTTAGTCCAAACTGATGGCACTTTGACTGTTCTGTTTGCGGGTAACAATAAGCTATTCAAACTTGGTGCTTCTAATGCGGTGACTGAGTTGACCTATGGTGGTGGAGGAACAGCCCCTACTATTACGGCATCTAACTGGCAATGCGCATCTTTGAATGGGATTGCTTATTTCTTTCAAACAGGACACGACCCTCTCATCTTTGACCCTGCCATAAGTACTACTACGTACCGCAGAGTTTCTGAGAAGTCTGGTTATGTAGGAACTGTTCCTTTAGCAAACATTGCTATCTCTGCTTTTGGTCGTCTGTGGGTGGCAAGTACATCCTCGGATAAGGTAACGATTACCTTCTCTGATCTGATTGCAGGTCATGTATGGAGTGGTGGCACTTCAGGAACACTGGATGTATCTCGTGTTTGGCCTAATGGTGCTGATGAGATCATGGGCTTGGCAGCTCACAATGATTTCTTCTTTATCTTTGGTAAGAGGCAGATTCTTGTTTACTCTGGCGCTTCTACACCCGCATCTTTGGTTCTATCAGACACAGTAGGCTCTATTGGGTGTATTGCTCGTGATTCTATCCAGAGTATCGGTACGGACGTTATCTTCTTATCCGATTCAGGTGTTCGTTCATTGATGAGGACTATCCAAGAGAAGTCTGCACCCCTGAGAGACTTGTCTAAGAATGTACGTTCTGACCTTATTTCATCCTTGGCGGTAGAAACTCTTGCTAATTTGAAGTCTGTTTACTCAGAAAAGAATGCTTTTTATCTGTTGACTCTGCCTGTTACGGCACAAGTCTTCTGTTTTGATACAAAGATGCAACTTCAAGATGGTGCATTTAGAGTGACCAAGTGGGACTCAATCACGCCTTCATCTCTCTATTCGCTTCGCAATGGTGACTTGTATATTGGTAAAACAGGCTTTATTGGCAAGTATGGAAGTTTCTTAGATAACACTTCTACTTACCGATTGAGCTACTTTACCAACCATGCAGACCTTGGTAATCAGAACCAGATTTCTATTCTCAAGAGGATTAAGACAATCATCATTGGTGGGTCAGACCAGTTTGTGACGATTAAGTGGGGCTTTGACTTTGCCGCCAACTATCTGTCTGGAAATGCTTTTATTCCTGAACAACAGAACTATGAGTATGGTTTGGCGGAGTACGGAGTAGCCGAATACTCAGGTGGTTTGCTCATCAAAACATTAGACGTAAACGCATCTGGTGCGGGTAAAATTGTGCAAACAGGTTACGAAACTACTATCAACGGAACTCAGTTATCTATTCAGAAAATTGAGATTCAATCTAAAGACGGGAAAATATCGTGAGTAACTACACAAAAAGTACTAACTTCGCTACTAAAGACAACCTCACGCCTGGCGATCCACTCAAGGTCGTGCGAGGTACTGAGATTGATACTGAGTTCAACAACATCGCTACTGCTGTTGCAACTAAGACAGATAACTCTGCTGCGGCAATTACTGGTGGTTCGATTACTGGTATCACAGACTTAGCCATTGCTGATGGCGGTACAGGAGCTTCTACGGCTACTGCGGCTCTGAACAATCTATTGCCTAGCCAAACAGGTAACGCCACCAAATACTTGCAGACCGATGGCTCTAACGCTACTTGGGATGCAGTAAGCCTGTCTACTTCCGATATTACAGGCACTCTTCCTGTCGCTAATGGTGGTACAGGTGTAACTTCATCTACTGGTACAGGCTCAGTTGTTCTGTCAAACTCGCCAACATTGGTGACTCCCGCTTTGGGAACTCCTGCTTCTGGTGTGGCAACTAACCTAACTGGTCTGCCGATCTCAACAGGCGTTTCTGGTCTTGGTAGTGGTGTGGCTACGTTCTTGGGTACTCCATCATCTGCAAACCTAGCTTCTGCAGTATCAGATGAAACAGGTTCTGGTGCTTTGGTGTTTGCCACTAGCCCAACTCTAGTAACCCCTGCTTTGGGTACTCCATCTGCTTTGGTCGGCACAAACATCACGGGTACTGCCTCTGGTTTGACTGCGGGTAACGTCACAACTAACGCAAACTTAACAGGTGCAGTCACTTCTGTAGGTAATGCAACCTCTTTGGGTTCATTCAGTTCTGCTAACCTTTTGGGTGCTTTGACAGATGAAACAGGAACAGGATCAGCAGTCTTTGCTACTTCTCCTACCCTAGTAACCCCTATCCTTGGAACACCCACTAGCGCAACTTTAACAAACGCTACAGGGCTTCCTATCGCTACAGGTGTATCAGGATTAGGAACAGGTGTAGCAACCTTTCTAGCGACTCCTAGTTCAGCTAATCTACGTTCTGCCTTAACTGATGAGACAGGAACAGGCTCTGCTGTTTTTGCGACTTCTCCGACTTTGGTGACTCCTATCCTTGGAACACCTACAAGTGCAACCCTGACCAATGCGACAGGACTTCCTTTAACTACTGGTGTGACAGGAACACTTCCTACTGCCAATGGTGGTACTAACCTAACATCATTCACATCAGGCGGTGTGGTTTACGCCTCAAGTACAAGTGCATTGGCTACTGGCTCTGCGCTTACTTTTGATGGGACAAGTCTTGGTCTTGGAACATCATCAGTAACATTGTTTGGTGGTGGCTATCGTGGTGAGGAAATAAAAGGAACAAATGGTTCTTCTTTATATTTTTCAGATACTGGCGGTGTTGCAAGTTCTGCTTTTGCCGCTTGGTCTGGTGCAGGACAGTTTATTTTAGGAACAACCGCAGATTATCCTATTGCTTTCAGAGTAAACAGTTCAGAACAAATGCGCCTAACCTCGACAGGTCTGGGTATTGGGACAAGTTCGCCTGCTTCAACATTAGATGTACGTGGCACATCACCAGAAATAAAGTTAGTTGCAACTACTGGAACAAATGGTGTTGGCTACACAGTCAACAATACTGGCGGCAACTTTTATTTTGGCAGAGACAGTAATACTGGCGGTTATTACGGGTCAAGTTCTGCATATTCTGCGGTGCTATGGTCTACTGGCGCTTACCCAATGGTGTTTGCCACAAACAACACAGAACGTGCCCGCATAGATTCGGCAGGAAATATGGGGCTTGGTGTTACACCGAGTGCTTGGAATACATCAAATAGTGAAAAAGTTTTTCAGTTTGATACTGGTTCTTTATATTGCAATTCAGGCAATGATATTTACCTAAACAGCAATTGGTTTTTAAATAGTAGTTCACAAAGTATATATATAGAAAATGACTTTGCTACTAGTTATTCGCAACAACTTGGTCAACACCAGTGGTACACAGCCGCATCAGGCACAGCAGGAAACGCTATCTCCTTTACTCAGGCGATGTCATTAGACGCGTCTGGGAATCTGCTAGTAGGCGATACAAGCAATATTTTTGACAGTACTGTCAGAATTTATGGCAAATCTTCTGGGTTTGGTGGATTTTTCTACACAACAGCATCATCAGGGTATTCTGCCGCCTCATTTTCAAGAAATGGTAATGACGGGAATGTCTGCCAGTTTTACAGGGTTTACAACGGTTCTGCTGTTGGTTCTATTTCTGTTACCTCATCTGCTACAGCCTATAACACTTCATCAGACTATCGCCTGAAGAACATCACAGGCCCAATCACTACATCAGGCGCATACATTGACAGTTTGAATCCTGTTGAAGGCACTTGGAAAGCAGACGGCTCAACCTTTGTTGGTTTGATTGCTCACGAAGTACAAGAAGCCTCACGCACACAAGTAGCCACAGGAACTAAAGATGGAGAAGAAATGCAAGCAATTGATTACTCAAATTCTGAGTTAATTGCTAATTTGATTGCAGAAGTTAAATCTTTGCGTCAGCGTGTTGCTACATTGGAGGCTCAATGAATCAAGCATTAGTAGCAGAATACTTTGACCACAAAGATGGTCATTTGTACTGGAAGAAAGTAACTCACTTTACCAAGCAATATCTTGTTGGTCAGGAGGTAGGCTCAATCCACAAAACTGGTTATCGTCATGTAACTTGGATGGGTAAACCACACAAAGTTCACCGCCTGATTTTCTTGCTTGAGCATGGTTACTTACCAAAAGAAATTGACCATATCAATGGTGACAGACAAGACAATCGCATTGAGAATTTGCGTGAAGCCACTAGAAGTGAAAACCAATGCAATCGTGGTGAGATAGCAAGCAATACATCAGGATATGCGGGTGTTTCATGGCATAAACATAGTAAGGCATGGCTTGTTCGTGTGATGAAAAATGGCAAGTCAAAAATCATTGGCTACTACAAAGACCTAGAACTTGCGGGTCTTGTATCTCAAGAAGCCAGAATCTTGTACCACGGCAAATTTGCCAAACAGTTTTAAAGGAAACTAACATGACTACCACTTGGACTATCACAACACTTGAGCGTGAAACCTCAAACGGCTTTGTAACAACTGCACATTGGCAAGCCACAGCAGTAGATGGAGACTACACAGCCTCTATCTATTCAACTTGCTCATGGGCTGATGGCACACCAACAATCCCCTATGCAGACCTGACACAAGAAACTGTTTTGAACTGGGTTTGGGCTAATGGAGTTGACAAGCAAGCCACAGAAGATGCACTAGCAACTAACATTGCTTTGCAGAAGAATCCTGTTACGGCTACTGGTACTCCGTGGAGTCAAGCATGAATCTGAATTTAGAAACAAACGAAGTCCAATTCATTTTGAATGTGTTGGGTCAACTTCCAACAAGCTCCAATGCGTATGTGCTTTGGAAAAAGATAGAAGAGCAAGCGGTAGCGCAATTGCCTAAAGAAGAGGAATAAATATCATGGCGTTCACAAGTCAACAAATCGTAGATTATCTACTTGCAAATCCAGGCATGACTGATGCCCAGATTGTTGCGGCTATGGAGACTTTTCAAATCTCTCCTGCTCAGATGGCTAGTGCTGTTGGCTTAAAGGAGAGCGATGTTGTTTCCCGTATCGTTCCTGTTCTTGCCCAAGATGTCGCTCAAAATGGTTTATATACTCAAACAATAGCCAATAATGAAACTGGTCAAACAGAAATTACTCAACGTACTTTGCCTCTTGGATTCAATGCCTATCAAGATGAATCTGGTCAATTAAGTTATAGCCGAGTTGATCCAACAAGACCAGACAAAATTCAACTTTATGGCTCTCAAGGTGAGTATCGTGGTGAAGAAAAAGTAACAACTAGCACACAAGATTTAATAACTAATCTTGGCCCTATTGCGTTAGCTGCGCTTGGTAGTAATTTGGCTTCGGGGTTGTTAGGTGGTGCAGGGACTGCGGCTACTGTTGGAACTAGTGGTTTAACTGCGGCTGAGATTGCATCTTTAACTGCGGGAGATTTAGCCATTGGCGGTGGTGCTTTTGCCGTACCAACTGCGGTAGGCGCAACAGCGGCAGGTTTAACAGCGGCTGAAATTGCCGCATTAACAGCACAAGACTTGGCTATAGGTGGTGGTGCTTTAGCGGGTACTGCACCATTGACTGCGGCTCAAATTGCGGCAGCGGGTGGCGCTACAACTGGTTTGTTAACTCCTGCGGCTACAACTGCGGCATCAACACTAACACCTGCGGCAACTGCGGCTACGGCATTGACACCAGCGGCAGTATCAGCAGTAGCACCTACGGCTATTTCTGCATTAACACCTGCAGCCATAGCACAATCATTGATTCCAACGGCAGTTAATAAACTTTTAACTCCTACAAACATTGGCAATATATTGCAACAAGGAACACAAACTGCGGCAGGTCTTCTCCAACAACAAACATCTCGTGAAGCGGCTCAAAAAGCCCAAGCGATGATTGATGCTGAGACTGCGGCAGCTAAACAATCTGCGGCTTTTAGACCTATTGGAATGACTACTAGGTTTGGTGCTTCACAGTTTGGCTTTGATCCTAAAACGGGTCAGTTAACAAGTGCGGGATACACACTTAGCCCTGCAGCAAAAGCGGCTCAAGATAGGTTTGTCAAACTTGCTGAACAAGGAATCCAACAAGCAGAAGGCGCACAAAAAGCCTTTGAACCCCTCCAAACAGGTGCTCAGAGCTTGTTTACGTTGGGTAACAAGTATTTGGCTCAAACACCCGAATCAGTTGCAGAAAATTACTTAAAGAGCCAGATGGCTTTGTTGCAACCAGGCAGAGAGTTAGAACTTGCCAATCTGCAAAACAGACTCCAACAACAAGGTCGTGGCGGTTTATCTGTTGCTCAAGGTGGCACTTTGGGTGCTACTACTCCTGAGTTACAGGCATTATTTAACGCTCGTGCACAACAAGAGGCTCAATTGGCGGCTAATGCACAAAGAGAAGGTCAACAGAATGTGTTGTTTGGTTCAGGTTTATTGAGTCAGGGCGCACAGACTATGGGGCAGTATTATGGTGGTCAGCAAGCCGCTTATGCGCCTTATACAACTGCTTTGGGTCAAGTTCAAGCCTTGGAGACTGCGGCACAACAACCCTTAACTATGGGTGCGGGATTGGGTCAAACTGCGGCTCAAGCAGGATTTAATGTTGGTCAATTAGGACTAAGAGGTGCGGGTGCTAGTGTTGATTTAGCTACTGGAAAAGCCGCTACTACCAATCCCTACTCAACATTGTTAAGTGGATTTGCATCTAACCCTGCGTTTGCTAATTATTTTGGTAATGCACTAAGTGGAACACCATCTGTAACAGCTATGAGTGCGCCAGCAACCACGTTTGGTACTGGTACTTATTATGGCAACCAAGACCTCGGCTTATTCTTGTAAGGAATCATCATGGCAGAAAATATAGTAGCGGGTCTGTTTGGTCTAACCCCTGAAATGTATGGTCAACAACAGCAAAGAAGCGCCTTAAATGAAGGTATTACCCTTGCTCAACTAG